TCATACCAACTGTACCATTACTAGGTGTTCCGATTGATAATGCTGTACCAATAACGATTACAAAATCAACTGTGTCTGTAGCGTCTGGAGCTTCTGAAAAAACTATATTTGTAGTATTGATTGTAAATGCATTTCCTGTACCTGGTGCTTGCATAACTCCTGATACTGAACATAAAACATTGTTTTCTGAACCAGGTGCTACAGCTTGATTATCTAAAACATTTGTTAAGGCAAATGTCGTAGTAGAACCGTCAGGTGTAATTGTATTACATCTGATATAGTTTCCTAATTGTCCTGCCTGTCTTCCTACATATGCCATATTATTTTTTTATTCCTTTTTTCATTAATAATAATCTCCATAATATTTAAGTCTTTGAAATCCCCAGTCATAAGAACTTCCTGTAGTTACAACAACTCTCAATATGTAGTATCTGTAAAAGGTATTGTTAGTAAAAGTACCTGTATCCCAATTAGTTGTCATAACATCACTAATTGTATCTAAAGAAGTAAGATTAGTAGTAGTCAAAGAACCTGCGTCTGAACCACCAGTATTACCGTTTAAAGCTGAAATATCGTTTGTTCCATAGAAAGCCATATTAGCAGAGCCGGTTCTCCATTCTGTGTAACCAGTAATTCTTGTAATTTTAAAAGATGGATTAGCACCATAGTCCATTGTAAACCACATATCAAGGTTATTATAACCACCACCATGGTGACTTCCCCACCATGAAGAGTATTTACTCTGTGTGTGACCACTTTGTAAAGTAGTTGACCAAAAAGTATCTCCAATAGTATGGTCTCTGCCATCATTATGTGTATAATGACTAAAAGTATCTGAATCGTTTGCTAGAAAATGACCACTAGCCATTGTACCAGAAGAACCTTGAACATTTGTAAATACAATCGCTGTGCTTGGAGCTAAAGTAGTACCGCCTGCATTTACTAATCCTAGACCATTTGCATTAGGCATATCGTAAGTAGAGTTTCCAACTAAATTTGTTGCGTCCCAAAGTAATGCGTTTGTAGTTATATTGGCAATCGTAATTGTAAAATTTCTGTCAGCAGTTTTACTTCCTGCTGTTGCTCTAACTGTAAAAGCAGTTGTTGTGTTTCCACTAACTGCACCAACACTTCCTGTAATTGCACCAGAAGATGATAAAGATAATCCTATGCCAGATAAAGTTGAAGTTGTTTCTGCATAAGAAACACTATCTCCCTCTGGGTCTGTTGCTGATAATTGAATAGTAGATATAGTTGTACTTTCTAAAACAGTTCCAACACTTCCTGCTGATGTACTCCAAGTAGGAGCATTATCTACATTAATTACATTTTCTTTTAAAGCAGTTTTTCCATCTGCACCAGTATATTTAATATCATAAGGTTCTTTAGAATTTACAAAACTAGATTTAGCTACAACTGCTGTTTGTTGTGTAGCTGAATTATGAGTTGATGATGTAGCATTAAAAGTTGTGGCATCATTTCCTATAAACGATATTACTCCGCCAGTAAGAAAGTTAGTTCCTGTAATAACAAAAGTTTGATTTCCACCAGCTGCACTATCTACCTCTGTATCATCAACAGAGGTAATCGTAGGGTCTGGCACTAGAGTTGAAAATGTACCATTTGAATTTCTACCTTCGAAAAATCCTGTAGTAGAATTGTATCTCCATTGACCTGCTGAAGAGCCTCTTTCTCCTGTAGTACCAGAAGCTACTCTAGTACCCTCTGTACCTGTATCTATTATGTTTGCAGGAAGTCTAGCGTTTGGTAAAGTACCAGTAGTTAGAGCACTCGCATTATCACTATCGGGTACTGAGGTTCCTAGTCCTTTACTTTTAATTCTTGTTAATGCCATATTACTATTTATTCACTAATAATTAAGTGATACTCCTCTAATTCTTGCCTCTTTAGACCCAGCGGCCTGGTTGGCGAATAAAATTTTATATTTTAATTGGGTTCCTGCTGTAACAGCTAAGTCATTTACTTTTGCCATTTTAATACCAGAACTAAAATCTGGCATAGCAGTTAATGTAGCAGTAGAAAAGGTACTACCGTTGTCAGCTGATAATTGTAATATTATATCACTATTTAGGGCATTTGTTCCGGCGTTATCCTGATAAGTTATCATTGCACCCATTTTTGTAGTTGAGGATGTTGTAACTGCATTTGATATAATGTTTCCTGTAGCACTTACTGTACCACCTGTAAGTACATTACCTGACCCACCATTATATAAACTTGTTGCTTCTGTTTGTCCAATAGCTCTACCTTTCCAAAAACACATTTGGTCAACATAACCTCTAAAACTTAATGTATTGTTATGTCTATGAAGTAGTCTGTGATAAGTTGTTGATGGACCACTTGAACCATCTGATAAAGTTTGGTCTAAATATTTTGTTCCATTTTGGAAGATTAGTTTTTTAGTTGTAGAATATGAAAAGACTAAATGTATCCAAGCATTTTGGTCTACTGTACTTGTTGCATAATGCCAATTACTGGATGAAAAATCCATCATTGATGGTCTATCATTAGCGTCAATACCAAAAATTAAATTTGAATGTGTGTCGTTTCCATATCCATCTCTATATCCATCATAAAGCATATTCCAAGTATTAGTGTCGGCATTTCTTCTTACCCAACAAGACATAGATACACTTTCGTCTGCTGAAAAACCTAAATGACCAACACCACCAGTAAAACTATATCCATTATTATCGCTATCGTTATAAGTTGAATGTGTGCCTAATTTTTTTGTTCCACTAAAAGATGGAGAACCTTGTGCTACCAAATTAAGAGAACCATAAGTAGCATTTAAACTATTATCAAAATCAAAAACATTTGAAAGACCAGTCATTAAATTTGTGCTATCTGAAGCGAAACTGGCATCAACAACTGTTGAAACATACTCACTATCATTTCTTGTTGCATTAGTGTTTGAAGCAATACCAGAGGCGTCTTGAAATACATCTATGTATTGTGAGTCTGTACCTACAGCAACTCTATTTGATTGTGTAGCTTCTCTTAATGCTAATGTAGATAAATCATTGACAATTTTATTATCATCAAAAGAAGTAGCATGTTGGGAAACATTGGACGAGGCTATTCTGGCGTCAGCAAATGTTCCGCTTCCAATTTTTGAAGCCGCTAAACTAGGAATTCTAGCACTATCTAAAGTACCTGTTGATATTGAACCTGCTTTTAATTTACTAATTGCCATATCTGTCCTAAGGCCTTGTTGGCCACTCCAAGTTTGATAAGTCTTCTTTTAAATCTTGACTATCTGTTGTTGTGTAGTTTGATGGCAAATCTCTAAGTTGTTGTCTATAACCTTTCCATGCAACACTCATTGTTACATCTGAATTAGCCATCCAATCTGATTCAATTATAATTTCTGTTCTAGCACTTCGTAAGTGTGCCATAGCTCTATCAGCTGAACCAGTTGCATATGCATTATTGGCCGCTGTTAAAGCTAACTCCTCTTCAGCAGTTAAATCTGTTTCTATTCCGTCTATTACTTTTTTAGTCATTATGTTTTTAATCCGTAAATTGTTATGTCGCCACTTTGAATATTATTTGAAGCTGCTTTAAATTCAATACCACTTATTGCTGATGTAGAATTTATCATACAAATTCCAAAATGTGTTCTACTATCACCATCTAAATCAAAAAATCCACCTGTAATTGATACTATTTTTTTATTTATTGTACTATGTGGGTTATGTAAAGTAATTTCATAATTACCACATTCGCCAGCGGCATTACCTTGAGATTGTACATGACCTAAAGCCATAGCGCCACTAGCTCCTGTTCGTCCAATAAATGAGTCACTACCTTCATTATCTCTTGTAGCCCAAACATTTCTGTAATAGATACTACTTGAACTGTAACTAGAACCATTATCAAAACTAACTCTAAATTGCCAATTTATATTGTCTGTATTACATCTTGCATTTGACACAAAAATTTTATATTGGTCATAAGTTGTAGATATTACAGAGTTTGTGTATGCAATTGAAGCAGCTTCTGTGGTTTGTTTAACTGAAGCAACTTTTACAAAATCAGCAGCTAAACCTGTAAGGTTAGCGCCTGAAATTGCTGGTAAAGTAGCAGGAAATCTTGCGTCAGCAATTGTACCTGTTAAGTTAGCAGCGCTTAAGGCTGTCAAGTTGCCACTTGTTGTTATGTTATTTGCGAAAGCTCTTTTTATTGCACCCATATTATCCTACTTTGGTAAATACCTAAAATCTATTTCTGCTCCGTTAGCGGGAGCTGTGTTGAAAGTTAATGTTGTTCCTGATATTGTATAGTCGGCCGTTGGCGTCATTAATAATCCATTTACATGAACTAATATATCAGCAACTGTTCTATTACTATTTATAGTGAATGTTGTATCTGTACCGTCACCAGTAGCAACACCACTTGAATAAGAAAGGGTGCTGGCAGGTAATGTTAAAGTTTTACCTGTTAAATCAAAAGTTGTGTGAATATGCGAACCTTGTATACTCGTTGGTGGAATAAAATGATGACCTTGTGCTTTTCCTTGAAATATGCAATACATATCATCTCCAGTTGTTGGAGCTTCTGAAATAGTCAAAGTTGTTCCGGCCGCTGTGTAAGCTTTACCAGAACCAGGCTCTTGACGAACATTATTGATAAACAATTCAAGCTCGTTCTCATTTGTTACGGTATTACTTAATGTAAATGCCGTAGTAGAACTATCAGGTGTAAACGATTGTTTAACCGTACTATGAAAAGTAATATCGTCTGCTGGTTTATTTCCTATGTATGCCATTTAATCTTCTTTTTCCTATTATGTTGATATTGCGTCAACAGCGCTCACCCAAACATCAGCTGAACTAGCTGTGTCTGAAATTACTTTTAATGCGTCACCAGATTGTAAAACAAACCGTGAACCGCCATCAATAATTTGTAACATACCACCTTGAACAATCGGAGCACTTTTGACTAAGTAAATGTCATTGCTACCGTCATTGATGTAAACATCAACATTGATTGTCGCTGAGGCCACATTACAAACAGAAATTCCTACAACTGTGTCATAAGAGTCGGCAGTCAATACTGTCGCAGCTCCTGTGCCTACATTGTTTGAGGTGTATCGTCTAAAGTTTTGTGCCATTTTTTATTTCCTCTTATTATTTATTACAAAGCCACAGCCATTGCAATTGCAAAGCCACTTGTTGGTACAGTTGCTGGGTCAAATCTTCCTGCTCCTGCATTCCAAGCTAAAACTTGGTCATTTGTTATACTAGCTATACTTCCTACATTACCAAAATCTGCAATAGAACCGTTTTCTGTTAATATTTTTACCCAACCGCCTGCGTCTGCAACATATGGATTATTACCACCAATATCATATGCAAACATACCTTCGTAAGTTGCAGCTGTTGGTAAAGCACCTGTGTTAGCAAAATTAAATCTTAATTTATGACCTGAAGTTGTTGAGTCAAATGCTGTAGTAACTCCTGTATCAACTAGTGTTGCGTCTGAAACTGCTGTATTAAATTGTGCTAAAGTACCTGTTACAGTATTATTTGCTAAGTTAACTGATTTGTTTGTTAATACATCTGTACTATCTTTTAATACTATAGTACCTGTAGCATTTGGTATTGTTACTGTTCTATCTGCTGTAGGATTTTCTACAGTTAAAACTGTTTCGTGGTCATCTGAGGTTGTTCCTTCAAATGTAAATGAATTTGTTACTTCTATTGTAGTAGAATCTACTTTTGTTTGTGTACCTTGTACTGTAAGGTTACCTGTGATAGTAACATTGTCTGGTAAACCGACTGTTACTGTACCTGAATTTTCTACAACCTCAACTTCGTTAGCTGTTCCTGCAATTGTTAAAGTAGAACCTAATGCTCTAGCAGTAGAGTTAGAGCCGTCTGATACTGTAATACCTGAATTTGCTAATGAACTATTGGCAATGTTTGTAATTGTGTTATCAGGACCATTAATTGTTTTATTTGTAAGAGTAGTTGAAGATGAACCTGTGATAATAGTATTGTCAACTGCAAGAGTAAGGTTATTACCTGAAATTGTTGAGGTAATACCAGTACCACCTAAGATTTTAAAAACTTCACCATTTGCTGAAACCACAGTTTCAGTAGAACTATCATCATGTATTTTGATAGTACCGTTTATAACAGTACCATTACCTAAAGCTGTATAGATTTCTGTAAAGTTAGCGTTAACTTTCTCAGCACCGGCTCGGAGGTTATCTCCTGTTCCGTCATTTGCTAATGAACCTCTATTAATTAAATTTAATGCCATATGTTTTTTAAACCTCTAAGACTATTTATAAACTTTCCTATGGTGTTGTATCATCAAATGTAAGATTTGTATTGTCAAATTTGGTCACCGTGTTACTAAACAATTCAAGACTTACAGAAAATTGAGTAGGAAACGCATAATTTGTTTTTAATGAACCACCTAGTAATGTATTGAATATAGAATATGGTACTTCTTGACCATCAAAATCTGTTCTAGTACCTATAATTCTCAATGAATTTAATGCCTGAAAAGTGTTTGCCTTTGAACCGAGTGATGATGTACCAAATATAGTATTTGCATGTTTATTGATTGAACTAAATCTAGGTCCTGCGTATGCGTAACCTTGTCTAACATCATGGTCGACACCAGATTTATCTGCTAATTTGTTTCTTTGTCTACTTAAATAATCAATTTCTAAATTTTCTCTTGTAGCAGTCAAATCTCTTGTAGTAGAAGAAAAAGGGTCTTCAAAGTCATTACTTACATCTATTGTTCCACTTCTTAAATGTGCGTTTGGTCTTAGACTTGTACCGTCTGTTTTTGTTCCTAATCTTCTACCAAATACAGTTAAGAAGATTGTATTTGCAATTTGTAAGAATGGTACTTCTTCTCTGCCTGAAGTCACACCTTTAACAGGACCACCAGCAGTTACAGTAATTTTTGACTCAATATCTACTTGACCTGTAAAATAAAAACCTGCTGTGTGCATTGTCTTTTTAAATGCGTCACGCCATTGTGCAATTGAACGACCAACTTTAATTACATAAGAATAATCTTGATAGTATAAACTATCTTGTACTCTCATAGTTGTTTCAGAAAGTTTACCTCTTTCACTAATAAATGCACCGTCTGTGTCTGATACTGCTACAACATCTACAGAAGCAGTTGCTCTATCTAATTTTTTAAGTGTACATGTTCCTGATGTAGCTGATGTTAATGTATCATCAATAGCAAATGTACCTGTTACATCTTTTATTTTTAATAAACCTCTGTCTGGGTCAAGTTTAACAATTGTACCTGAACCACCAGATGAACTTGTAATAGAGTTTGTAGTTAGAAATGTTCCTGAAACATTTGTAACAATACCATTATTAAAGAAACCTAATGTAGGTGGTGTTGGAGAAGTTTCATAACTTCTACCTAATTCTACTGTTTTAACTTTTACAACTTTACCTACATCTGTACCAAATGCTTTGATAACTGCATTACTACCTGTTGATGATGTTACTGATACAGTAGGCAATGAAGTATATTGACTACCACCATTTGTTAAAAAGAAATCTGTAATTTGTTGTAGACCAGTAAATTTTTCTTGTACTAATACTTTACCATCATATGGGTCACCTGAAGTTGTTTCATCTTCTAAAACAATTCTATCACCTGTTGACATGCCTGTAGTACCATCATCACCAGAAATACCACCATTTACAATCTTAACAAATCCAGCAGCGTTACTACCGTTAGTTGCTGTATTAGTAAATGATAACCTATCTCCAATATTATAACCTGAACCAGCATTATCAATAATCATATCTGTAATAGAACCAGGACCTATTTCTTCTACTTGAAATAATGCACCCTCTCCACCGGCAGTCAATGAAATTGTGTCTGTAGTTGAGTTTAAAGAACCATCATTAGTAATATTTTTATTACCTGGAATACCTGTAACATTTGCTTTAATAAAGTAATCATCATTATCAGTTTCAGTACCTCTAATTTCTTCACCTACTGTAAATGTACCTTGTATAGAATCTTCGTTTAATATTAATTGTGTTACTGTTTTGTCACCTATTTGAAACTGTGATGTATTTTCTACAATAGCAGTTGTATTAGATGATTGGCCTGTAATTGTTCTACCAACTAATTGATTGGCGTCACCTACAGAGGCAATAACTCTTAATACTTTTAATGAATCAAATTGACCATCTGAGGCCTTAAGCATTTGTTCTCTAGGATAAATTGTTTCAGAGGTTTCTCCAAAAAGTATTCTAAAAAACATTTCATGTCCTCTAACAGAACCTTTTGCTCTGTATAAAGACTTAATATTTTTAATTAGTTTTCTTTTACTAATACCTGCAGCTAAATTTTCTGGAAGAGTTGTTAAAAACTCATCTCTCATGTTTGTTAAGAAATGACCTATTGCATTATCGGGGTCACGAAAGTTAACCAAGTCAACAATGTTATTTACAGGATTAGGTTTATAATTTGTAATGTTTGCTTGAGCACCTGAACTAGCACCTATGATAATTTCATTTTCTACAAACTTATCTTGTGCTGAAATTATTAATCTATTGTTTGCGATATCTTCAACAAGTACAACAGCAGTTGCCTTTGATGTTTGACCTGTAACTGTTTCACTTCTAACAAATTTACCATAAGTAGATTCTTCTAATAGTATTTTATCACCAGCGTCAAGTAATGTTCTAGCTGTACCTCTATTACTAGAGTTTAAAACTAAATTGTTTGTTTGACCTGTTTCTGATTGAAGTAAAATACCATCTGTGCCTTCGATAGTATCAATTGATAATTCTGCTGACTCTAAAAGTTGATAATAGACTTTAAGAAATTCGGCAAACTTAGGGTGGTCAGCAACGACAAACTCTGGTAGTTGGCTGTTAAGTATTGTNGATATTTTATCATTAAATTTTGCCATTGTTCATTAGTAACTTGATGTTGTCGTATAGCCTACGCCAGCGTCAGCGGAACCTCCTACAAATGAATCTGATTCTACTCTTATAATAGAATTAGAAGTGTCAATTTCTATAATTTGGTCTCTNACAGGAACAACATCATTAGAGTTTGGTGTTACTGTTAATTCTACTGTAGTTGATGTTNCACCTCTAATATTTGATATTGAAGCAACATTTAAAGAATTAAGTGTAATTTGTCCTGTTGTNTAACTAATTGTACCTTGTGTTTCATTTGAGTATGTTCTTATGCCTGAAGNTAGATAATATCTTCTTACATTACCATTACCATCATCATCTAAAAATTGTTCTAAGTCACTACCTGNAACTTTAAAACCAGTAGATGATAAAATACCACCACTTGCTGAATTATGTCCTGAATGAGGATTGAATAATGAATTTCTAAAGTAAATATCATACTTGTTAGAAGCTGCCAATGTAGGTGTAAATTCTTTTCTAATTTTAATTGTTGTAATGTTAGATAAAATACTAGTATCAACAGCGTCAATCAAACCAGTTAATTTTGAATGTCTATAAACTGAATCAAACTTTTGTAATATGTTTGTATTATAGTTTGTAACTGCCGTTGTAATTTCTGATTTTAAAGTATCACTAGATTTTGTTGTTGTGCCTGTATTGTATTTAACAGTTGATGTTAATAAAACCGAAGTAGTTTCGGGGTCAACAATTTGTGGTGCTACTGAGGCCACATTATAGGGTTTCAAAGAATCTATAATAGATTGTTTTGTAGTTTCTGTTAAAGTAGAACCTGAAGCTGCTTTAACACCAATCTTTACAATACCGTATCTTGGTGTTTCATCATCTTCTCCGCCCCATGCACTTACTGATAATGCATTTGGATAAATTGATTGTACTAAAGTTTCGTAATCTGTTGTTGTAACAGCTCTATCTTGAGCTGCATATTGTAATGGTGCATTGTGTCTAATTGATTCATCCGTTTCACTATCAGAACCACCTTGTGAATTAGAAACAGTTGTAATTGTTACATCTGAAAATCCACCGATTGTTCCTGATAATGTAAATGAACTAGCGTTATTAGATAAATCTTTGTTTGTTACAATGTATTCTAATATTACAATATTGCCATCTGATAATGCAATACCATTAATACCGTCACCAAAATAAACTTCAAACTTACCATCTTGACTTTCTTGTATGAAATAAACTTTTGATGTAGCTGTAACATTATTATAACCACCTGCTAATGAATATGTGTTTGTAGTTGTGTCACTAGAACTATTTTGAACTTTAACTAAAAGAGTTGTAGTATCAATATTAGCATTTGGTAAAGTAAATTTTTGGTCTACATCTGTACTGTCAACAGTATATTTAAAAGTTACTAAAGAACCCTCGTAAATAGGAACACCAGAAAAATTATAAACACCACTTGACGGTGTAATTGTAATATCTGAGTTTGTTACATATTGATATGAAATATTATCAACACTTGTTGTAAAAATTGTACCTTTGTTCATTGTGATGTTTGTACCTGTAGCATTATTAACTTTAATGTCAATAGAGGCCATAGGTGCTTTAGGTGATGATGGTGTGTAACCAATCATCTTTGCTAACGATACAATGTTGTTTCTTATATCTGCACTATCAAGATATACTTCGTTTGTTGCCATGTTGGCTAAGTAAGCAAGATAATGTGTGTTGTAAGATAAAATATCTAAAAGAATATTTAAAGAACTACCTTCAAAATCGTAATCTTGAAATTGTGTTTGACCTTGTAAA